CATATAATCAGGGTTCCATGCAATATCTAAAGGTTCCTGTTGGTAGTCCACATTGACAGGTTCTATTTCAGTATCTAAGCCTAATGGATTTCCGTCTTGGCCATTTACTTCTTCATTTTCCTCACCGTATTTCCAAAATAAAACACTTGTCTGCTCATAATCGAAAACCTGAAAATGTTGTGTCCTTCTAACAGAAGGTTGGTCTTTAATAATATTGCCATAGCTTGACATATGATACCAACCATAACTTTCGCAATCTATTTTAAAAATGTTCTCTCCAATCCTTGGGTAGTTATCCACGAAACCTATGACATATTTAGGTGTCAGGTTGGGGCTATCCTTTTCGGCCTCCATCAACACAACTACCTCGTCAGTACACCGGAAACTCATCCAAGCTCTTTTGTGGCAACCCTGTTCCTCATCAAAATCAGTAGCTTTAACCTCCTCCCCATCCCAATATTGGGGCTTGGGATGATAAAAAAGAGGGATATAGTCTGGTGTTTCACCATATCCCTCTACTTGGACCTTAACCATAGACTCTACCTGTTTGACAATTTGATGTTCTCCCAGAGTCTCAGCTTCTACCTGTATGTCAGTAATGACCCCCTTGGCGTAGGTCGTTCTTTGAACATGCTGGAAGTGGGGGTGGTCCAGACGATAGCTGTCCGCCCCCTCCTCCCCCTCTTGAGGATATTTCTGCCACGCCTCAAAATCGCTCATGGCCCCACCTATGCGGTAGTAGCCTGATCCTTCGCGATATATTGAACGGGCTTGCTGGCGCTCACGGCTTGGGCCGTGGTCAAAAGGTCAGCCACAACGACTTTCTTATGCAAATCACCCGCAAACAAAGTGCCGGTGTTGGTGGTGGCGTAGTCCTGGGTCGTATCGCCAATAGCATCAACGTCAAGAGTAAGGTCGTCGTTCCCAGCCCCAGTGATTTTAGTTGTTGCCACCGGATCAGCCACAGCATAGCCCTGGCCGCCATGAGCCAAGGCAACAGTGCTAACTACCCCTGCGGCTTGCAAGACAACTACGACCAGAGCCTCGCTTGCCCCAGTCACGCCTGAGATTTTCACCAAATCACCATCGGCATAACCAGTGCCTCCCGCAGTCGGCGCGGTATCAATGGTGACAATTTCACCCTTGATGGCAATGGCTTCGCCGTCTTGCCATGTGCCGGAAGTATCTTTCAGCACCAACCAGCCGGCAGCATCGCCACCAGACCAACTTCCGGAGAAAAGCACCATCCCCGCAATCGTACCGTAAGCACCGGAAGTGCCACCGATGATAGTATCTCCCACCTGAAGCTGGCGGTCGGCAACCAGGGAGCCAGAATCGAAGGGCAGGATTTCCACCCACCGGAAAGCACCATATACCGAATAGCCGTCCGCAACATCGGTGCTGTTGAATACCCACTCCATGTAGGTGGTGGGAGGGCTTTGGGCGCAATAAGCAGCTTCGGAACGGCCAGCCGCATTAGTGGTGATGTACCATTGATTTTGCGCCAAGGCGCTCATATTAATGGCATTCTCAATGGTTTTAGTAGCATAAGCTCGACCACCACCAGAGGGTAATTCCGTAAATGAGGTAAAAGTGACACCCCCATCTTGCGGAACAACGTTCCGGAACAGCCCCACCTTTTGCGGCAGGGCTGACAGGCCGAACATTTGCATCAAAATTTCGCCTTCATTTGGATAGAAACTTGGCATTTTGGATGCTCCTCTTAGTTTAATTTTCCCGTGGTAAATATTTCTTGCAGGGCAGGATCGGGGGGGAGTCCGTATGAACCCCACAGGCTCATGACAATTTGAGGCTCCCCGCCGGCCAACGTCCGGAACATAGACGATCCCTGAGTTTTGCTGTTAATCTTCAGCCGGTTTTTGGTTAGATGCACCAATTTGCCGGTATTCGTGCCAATCACTACCCCGGTTGCGCTCATCCAGGCCGGAGATGGCATCTCAGATAGCGTTCGCCTGATTTCATATCCGCCCCCCTCAAGCATAGCGTAAATAAGCGTTCCCGGGACAGCGCCGTTACCAATATGCTGAATAGTCCATTGGGAAGGGTCTGTGCCCTCGAGCACCCAAGAATTGCTTATCGAGTGCACATATAGACCGTGCTCATAAGGCGCCACCATTACCAGTTCATCAGGGAACGGTTCATGGTTAGAATCTTTGAACCATTCATAACGAAATGGCTGGCTATAGTGCAATGTATTGGCCTGGACGCCAAAGATGCGCCCATGAGCCCCGCTTAAGCATTTTAGATTAGGCACTTCGCCAACATCCAAGCTGGGCAATGGTTGCGCGTAATATGGGGTGGTCACTTCACCGGCTACTGGAGTAGCCAAATATAAAGTGTCGCCGTTCGGTTGTGTCAACCAAAACAGCGCATTATCAGGAAGGTTGATCAGTTTTATGCCACTTTCCCCTCCTTCCCATTCAACAGATAGAATGGGGCCGTTTCCACTTAATCGGTCACCGTCCTGATAGGTATAGCAGAAGCTATAACGTCCGGGAGGTAGATAGCCTTCACAGGGAATGGCTACTGGCTTAGGTGGGAGAGGCAAGCCCCAGGCAACCGCACCGTTATTGTCATAAATCTTTCGCCAATAACCATTGGATAAATAGATGCGGTTTTCTAACTGCGCAAAATGCATGGGAGCATCAAGCGGTCCCTCTACCTCACAGATTTCCGTAGCATTCCCCCCGTCTATCCGATACAACGCCGGAGAACCATTGGCGCCGGTAGCGACACACAAGGTTATGGCTGAGCCCCGCCATAAACTATGGCATTGGCTGAGAGAGATTATTTTTTGCTGTCCTGTCCGGGGTTTAACCTTGCCATCGTCATAAACATCGGCGTTTAGCACAATTCGGGGCACGATCCGGCGTTTTTCGTCAAGCTGGTACTCGGCCATATCTAGCATATTGTTCATGCCGTTGAACCCAAAAAAGTGTTTGTCCTTTGCCTTGTAGGTAGGCATTAGTATCTCTGGCCGATGGGATCAACCCCACCATGACGGCGGGGCTTTATGGCTCTGGCAATATAGTTAATCATGCCAATATCCCCTCCAGGGGCACCATAGAGACCTTTCCGATACTCTTCTTCCCACCACAACAAACTTTCGTGGGGAGGTTGCACGATCAGGTCTTGCAGATATTTAAAATTCTTAATGACTACTTTGGGGATAATCACCCGCAGACGATAGGCAACGGGTATGCAGGTAGGCTCATCCGACTCCAAAACCATAGGTGTCGGGCGTTCATAAAACCACAGCTTCAAAGTTTCTGTGGCCTTGGGATAAATTCCGACCTTGCTGCCATCGGGAGTGATGGCGATTTTGGTCACATGATCCCCGGTATCATCATGGTCAATGTCCCGGGCGTCGAGTTCTTCCCAGCGTTTACATATTTCGATCTCTGACCAATTGCTATCGGCCGCCTTGAACAGCCTTTTGTGAAACACTACCTGCCCTTCCACCAAAGAGACAATTTGGATGGTCAAGTCATTATTGCCCCCACCATAGGTCGCCTTGCCTGAGCCCACGGAATATCCCATTCCGCCATCAATCAGTTGCACACCGGTAACTACTCCCACCGGTTCGGCTGAAGGGCTAACGCTTGGAGAGGCCGAAGGGCTCGCGCTGGTAGAGAGTGAGGCGCTATACGACGGAGAAAGGGATGCTGATGGGCTAGTAGAAGGAGAGAGAGAAGGAGAGGGGCTAGCGGAAGGACTGATGGATGGCGAAATGCTAGGAGAGGCCGACGGTCCCAAAATTTCCGTCACCACCAGATTGCCACCGGTAGCCCCGGTTTCCAAAATGTCCAGAATATCCCCTTCGGCGTAATCTGTGCCCCCGTTGGTTATGGCAATAGCCGCTATGGTGCCCCGGCTGCTTGGCGGATCATATAGCCAGTTGGCCGTTGTCACCGCAAAATTCACCGGGGAACGTAACTTTAGGGATGGCAAATCGAAATCAAAGGCGATCTCGTCCACAGCCTCATTGAGCCAATCGGCAAAGTGTCTCTCAAGAGACTTGTCCAGGACGATGAGGCTCAACTCTTGTTTAAGGCGAGCAAGGTTCATTTGTTGCTATCCCTAAAAATACTTGGCCTTTTGCTCAGATCAGCCCCGCACTTGGGACAATATCTTTCAGCATCCCGATATATGCGCGGATCTGGCCGGAACACCAAGCCGCATTTTAGATTGGGGCAATGGACGACGCTTTCGTCAGCCATTTAGACCACAACTTGCTGGGGTGCAACCAGCGTTTCCTTGTCCTTGGAAGCTTTGGTTCGCGTTTTGCTTTTGACGGACTTTTTGGCCTTTTTGGTGGCCGGCATAGTCCTATCTTTCAGGGTCGGCGCCGAGCGTTCAGCTTCCAATTTGTTGTTTAGGCCGACAATAGCCGCAGTAAGAATTGGTCCCGGCTTTAAGCAATGATATAGCTCGTCCATTTTCTCTACCGGCGTCCCGTCCTCATAATATGGGTAGCCATTTTCATCGAACATGATCTTAGGAAGAGGCGCCTCTTCTTCTGATCCGCGGTTGCGAAACCATTCAATGGCATCATCCCGGATTGACTTCAATTCAGGGGCGCACAAAATTTCCTTGATCTCTTGCTCGTTTTTGAAGGGCAGGCCGGTAATGTGAACATACACGCCGTTAGTTAGCTTGGCGACATGACCACCTACTCTGATCATCTTGCCATCTTCATTCATTTTGGGAGTAATGGCCCAGCTATGTTCAACTTCCAGGGTTCCATAATTCTTGGTGTAGATTTTTTGCGGCATCCTATGCTCCATACAGCATTAAATTCAGGGTTACTTCCGCCGGGGCTCCAGAATATTCCGTGAGAGCCCCCACGGCACCTTGAAAGATTTTCAATTTATGGTTCACAGCATCATAGCTGTAAACATAACCACTTCCGGGGTCTTGGACGAAAAACCGCAGAATCGTCTTATGAAGCCCCAATTTACCCAATTCGGGCAGGGGTATGCCACCGGAAGGATATGTTTTTGAGGCATCACCAAAAGTAATGCTTGCAAAAACAATGGTTAATGGCACCGGAAGGAAGTATCTGTCCCCCGGAGTAAGGGTTACGGTTACATCGGTGGCAGCAAGATCAGCCATATTTGTTCTCCTCTCAGGAGATTAACCGGACGACCTTAAGACGCGATATTGCTGTTGGCCGCGGTCTTCTCCGGGGTGCGATTGACCAGATAATCCATATTTTCTTCACTTTCAGCCCTGGTACGCCAGCAGAAATAAGGAATGAAATCGCCGGCGATGCTTCCGCCACCCGCGGCCTGAGTGGTAATCCAGATGGCCACCTTGTCGCCAACATCCAGGTCGGCAATGCCTTTTCGAGTGATGCCTGTATAGGGCGAAGTGGCAGCCACCGGCTGGTTATCCACATCAACCACATAATGGTAGCCAACCGCCGCATCATCTTCCAGATCAATGGTGGCCAGCGCCACTTTGGCAGAATCATCCCCCCCGGGGTATTTGTAGAGGGTCAGGATACCTTCGGTGGTTTGAGTGTCGTAGTCAAACTCCACAGTTGGCATAAAGCCAATGCGTTCAACCGTCATGGGTTCCCGGGCGGTTTTAATAGAAGCAGCAATCGCCCCCGCCGCAGTTTCCAAAGCGGTTGCAGAAGCCAACCCCTGGTCACTATTGGCGGAATCCACAACTTCTCTTACATAAGTTCCATACTGCATAGTTAATCCCTCCTAGATTTGTCCCTTTTTAGAGGGAATCAATTACGATGATTTTGGCTTTGCCATCATCCGCGCTGTCCCATACGGAACCGATCCCGATGATGCCATACCAAGCGGCCGCCTGAGAGCGCCCAAAGTCGCTTTGGTAATTGGTGTCCAGGCGCAGGTGTGGAGTTTCGGCGGTGATTCTGGCCACCGCATCATCACCGAACACCACGGCTTGGCCCAGGTATGCGGACGTACCAGCCGTGTTGGAAAAAGCCAATGCCCGGTTGCACTCCACCCACCTGATCCGTTCGGTCATGCCCATTTCGCCCTTGAACACGAAATCGCCTTTGCCCAGGTATTTGTGCCATTCCTGCCAATACCGGTCTTGCTTCAAGGAGCGCAGATTTTTGTTGGCAGAAATGCCCACGAAGTTATCTCCTTCATAGGGTGGGCAGTGGATGGTGTCCCGGAGATAATCGGCCAGCAGGGTACAATGGTCAAAAGTCAGACCGGCCGCCGCCACAGAATCCGGCGTGCCGTCAGTGGCGAAGGCGCCGGTGCTGATCCCGGTCGGGGTGAAGCGGACCTTTACGGTCGTGGCATCCATGAAAGCCGAGGCGCTTTCCGTATCAAGAGCCTCTTCCATTTGCACCTTGAGGGCATTTTGGAGTTGGTCTTTGATGTTGAACTTGGAAAGCCGGTACATGAGGTTAGTAAATTCAACGCCTTCCCCGAGTTCCACCACCTTGATCAGCCGGTTGCCGAAAGCCAGTTTCCGAATGGGAATCCGGTTGTTTTCCTGCAGCCGGGAGGAGGGGGAGTTCGGTAAGCGTTCAATGTGCATAATGTTGACACCTTCACCCGCATTTGGCTTAAAGTTAATTCCATGCGAGTGAGTAAACGGCGCCACAATACAGGCGCCAGCCGCTACTCGACGCAGTTCATTGGACAACTGATGATTTTTATATATGCCAATGGCGGCGTCATATTCCCATGTCATTGGTCCGGCCATGAGATCAAACCTCCATTAAAGAGTCCGTTGGGTTTTGACCGCCTCGAAATCGTCATCGAGGGAGCCCAACCCCGTTTTTGGGGTTGCACGTGGTGTTTGGCTGCCCCGGCCCAGCACGGCATTGTCTTCTTGGTGCCTGCGAGCCAAGGCTTCCCGTTGTTTGCTGCTTTCAACAACCTGACCTACGCGGGAGCGCACTTGGCCGACCACCCAACCAACTTGATCCTGCAAGGGTTTCCCATGGTATTCATCAGGAATTTCCCTGGAGAACGAGTCGAATAGGATATAATCGGCGCTTTTCCTGTCCTGCATATTCAGGCCGGCATCTTCTGCCAGCGTCACAGCCTTTTGCCACAGCCTTTCTCCGGCCTCTTGTTGTTCTTTGGCCGCTCTATCGGCGCGGGCTTTGCGTTCGCTTTCTCTTTCTGCTTCATATTGTCGCTTGACGATCTTGCCGATTTCATCTTCCGACAGGGATGAAGCTGAAATACCCGCTTCCATTAAGGCTTCGGCGTGTGCTTCGCCCCAGGCTTCGGCAACTTGTTCGGTGTAATCATCATCCGAACGATCCAACTGAGCAATTCTACCCAAAGCCTTTTGGTTAGCACTTTTGGCTACTGCCAGCAGTTTCGCTTTTCTTTCCTCTGCAGTAGGCGGTGGCGGCGGCGGGGGCGGGGGTTCTTCCTCCATTTTAGCCTTGAGTTCTTCAATTTCTTTTTGCAGGGCTTCTTGGCTCTCACGCAACTGACTTGCCTCAGTGGTGGCTTCGTGCATTTTGCGCTGAGCTTCTTCGTAAGCCTTCTCTGCTTCCTCATGGCTTTTATACTTTAGCCTTGGAGGTTCTTCTGCCGGTGGAGTTTCCGGCTCTTCCGAAAGCTCTTCCCCTTCTGTCAGGCCAGATTCTTCCGGGGTTACAGCCGGATGACCTTCGAGAACCGGATGTTCCAGCTCATCATCTAACGGTGTCTCCAGCGCCGGCTGAGTTTCCGGGGTAGCAACCTGGGTGTCTGACTGGGGTTCCCTGTTTTCGCCACTCATACCTTTGTCCTTTCCGTGGTGGGTATCCTTTTGGGGCCACCATTGTTATTCATGGGCTTCCAATATCTCTAACAACCTGGAGCCCATAGCGTTTTTAGCTACTTTTTCGGCCAATTTCGGCTTAAATTCCAAATCCACACGAATTGCCCGGATAGCCGCCTCCAGGCCGGACAAAACCGTGTCATTTTGGGCAATTTCAAGCAATCTATTGCGGTATTGCTCCAAAAATATGCGTAAAACTTCACTATTTTTGTGTAATTCATCCTCTATGCGCCATGATTGCAGCCGAGTTTCGTTCAAATGAGCCCGGGCACGATCAACTTTGGGAGAACTTTGGGGAATTTCCCGGGGGCGTCCGGTATCAAGCTCTACATCCAGGCCACTAGTGCCCAAAATATCCATCATTCAGCCCCCCCCATAGCAATTTCGGTCCCGCCGGCGCCCTCTTCCATCGGTTTTTGGCGAGTTTCCATCGCTTTTTCCTCGAAAAGCATAGCTTGCGCCCGTTTAGCTTCGACTTCAGCGTGAGCTTTATCGGCCATGCCACCACGATGGAGCGCCAGATTTTCTTTTTCGGCGGCGGCGGCGGCTTCAAGGGCTTGCTGTTGGGCGATTGACTGATCTTGTTGCACTTGTTGGGCTTGATCAATTTGCTGCGCTTTGGCTTCATCCACGACAATGCCCTCATCCCGAAGGTTAAGGCGCCGTTCAATGGAGCGTAAAAGCTGATATGGCTTAAGATATGGAGCAAATATCCGGCCACGATCCCCTTCAAACAAAGGCAATATGATTTCGGCCAAAGATTGGATTACTTCTTGGTTCCGCATCAGGGTAGCAATCCCTGACACCCGAAAAGAGCCAGTAGTTAATAGGGGTAGGTTAAGGCCGGTGGGGGCTGTGGGATCATGATATTTCTTGGCGTATTCGGAGAATTTTGGCCCCAAGGCTGCCAATTCGTTGACGGTCATGTTGATCGCCACGGTTTCGGCGCCGGCAACGATGGCATTAAGGGCGCCGTCCTCGATATTTTCCCCCATCAAGCCCATGACCGTCAGAGATTGCTCCAGGTTTTGGGCTGCTTCCCTGGCGGTTACTTCGGCGCGCCATCCTGGCAATCCCTGGGCGGCATAGTTAATCATGACGCCTTCTTGGTAGCGTTGGTCGGCAAAATTCATATTGGCCAGCACATCGCCGGTTTTGGAATTGCGTTCGACGGTACGGACGACCTGTTGGCCGGAGGCGCTGCCGTGGGTCAACCACATATGCCCGGGATAATCGTCTAGATCCTCCTGGTCCACCAAAGCCGTTACATCAATTTCGGTCGGGGGATTGACGGTCCAGTTGAGGTTATCCACATGAAGGGCTAAGAGGTTGCACATCATTTGCCACAAGCTAATGACGCCCTCCAATAGAGAGCGTCCATCGAACCGCAGCAAGTGGGGCAGGGGCGAGAATCCTGTTCCCGGCCACCTTAGCGTTGGATAGGGGCTTTGCTTGGGTAGGCGCACCACCCGATTGCCCACCACGGTATAGGTGGCGTTGGGGAGAAGTTCTTCTCCCCGCCTATCCAAGACTGTGCCCCAAAATTCTGAAGTCAATACGCGAGTGCGAAATCCCGATTGTTGCCAGAGCATATCTTTTCGGCGCTGAATTTCTTGCGGTTCCAGGTCGGGATTATCTTTGGCCGAGCCCCAGGTGCTTCCGGGTCCACATAGGGGCACGTTTACCAGGGTGCCGGCTTTCTCCAGTTTTTTCAGGAGATAATAGTCCATCCATTCCTGATGAATCCAGAACATCCCGGACTGAGGTTTCCGGCCGATGGAGTCGGGGTCTCTTTGGATTAAAGAAGGGGGCACCAGGACATATTCCAAACCGCGCCCGGGGATCCAC